GTATATTTTGGACTGAGTGGTTTAGTAATAATAAAACGCCAATAATAGTAGATACAGATTTAATCATACCTAATAATAAAATGTAATGGCAAAAAAAACTAAATTAGCACAAGAAGAAATTCAAGCACTTGAAAACATTAAAACAAAAAATATAGCTATCGTCGAAGAATTCGGGAGAATAGGTATAATTAATTTAGATATAGAAGCTAGACAAGAAAGAGCAGAAGACTTCTTAGCTAAGTTAAGAAATGAAGAAGTTAACTTATCAAAATCACTAGAAGAAAAGTACGGAAAAGGTACAGTAAATCTAGAAACTGGAGAGTTTAACTCCCTTAAGTAAAAACTTTTTTAACTTACATTTTTATCTTAGTAGGTTTTCAACTTTCTTTTCCTATTTATAAATGTTAATATCATACGAACAGGCAGATCTGTTTTCGATTTACTAACGATATTTATAAGAGAACGAATAATCTAATTTAAGATACAATGGCAGAATCATTAATCTCCCCAGGGGTACTATCAAGAGAGCAAGATAGATCTTTTATTGCTCCCGCTCCATTAGAAGCTGGTGCAGCTTTTATAGGGCCAACAGTAATCGGACCAGTAGAAGAACCAACAGTGGTTACTTCATACGGTAGCTACCAAAGCAAATTTGGTGTTACTTTCGAGTCTGGTTCTAACAAATACGAATTTTTAACCTCACTAGCAGTTAAGTCCTACTTTGAGCAAGGAGGTAACTCAGCATTGATTACTAGAGTAGTAAACGGTTCCTTCACTGGAGCTTCTAACTCTACAATCGCTTCAGCAGATGCAGGTACAGCGCCATTCACTATCCAAACTTTAGGAAAAGGAGCTATACTTAATAACTCTACAGGAGCAGGAGATGCAGGAGCACAAAATAGCGACGGGTCACTAGTTGACGGAAGCGCAGAAAATATTAGATGGGAAATCGGTAACGTTGACGCAAAGAACGGTACATTCTCATTATTGATCAGAAGAGGAGATGATAATTTAAGTCAAAAGACAGTACTTGAATCATTCAACGATCTTAGTTTAGATCCTAATTCAGAAGGATACGTTGCTAAAATTATTGGAGATCAGTATAAGTCTAAATCAGTAGATGGTGGACAGACTTATATCTCTACAAAAGGATCATATGTAAACAGATCTAACTACATTAGAGTAGCATCTGTAGACAGACAAACACTTAATTACTTAGCTAACGATGGAGTTTCAGTAAGAACAGCAGCATACACTGGTTCTTTACCGGTAGCATCTTCTGGATCTTTCCACGGAGCAGCAGGTAATTTATATCAGTCAACTGAACCTAACAAACATTTCTCAGAAATTTCAGCTGGAAATACACAAGGTTTAGAAGCAGCAGATTATTCGGATGCTATTTCAATTTTAACTAACCAAGACGAATACGTTTTCAATATCGTTTCTGCTCCAGGATTAATTTATTCATTCGGAGATCATAAAACTCAATTAGATGCAGTTATTTCATTAGCATCTAATAGAGGAGACAATATTGCAGTAGTAGATTTATCTTCATATGGAACTTCAGTATCTAATGCAGCAGGAAATGCAGCATCAGTTAATAGTTCTTATGCAGCTACTTACTGGCCTTGGCTACAAATGCAGTCTTCAACTGGCAAGTTAGAGTTCGTTCCTGCCTCAGTTGTAATTCCAGGTGTATATACATTCACTGACGGAGCTGCAGCACCATGGTTTGCACCAGCTGGTTTAACTAGAGGTGGAATATCAGATGTAATTCAAGCAGAAAGAAAATTAACTAGATCTCAAAGAGATACATTATATAGTGCTAATGTTAACCCAATCGCTACATTCCCAGGAAGTGGAATATCAGTATTCGGTCAAAAGACATTACAGAAGAAAAAATCAGCACTAGATAGAGTAAATGTTAGAAGACTATTAATTGACCTTAAGAAATTCTTAGGAGATCAAGCTAAATCATTAGTATTCGAACAAAATACAATTGCAACAAGAAATACATTCTTGTCTAACGTTAATCCTTACTTAGAATCAGTGGTACAGAGACAAGGTCTTTATGCTTACAGAGTAGTAATGGACGACACGAATAACACCGCAGACGTAATTGACAGAAACCAATTGGTAGGGCAGATATTTATTCAGCCTGCAAAAACAGCGGAATTCATTACACTTGATTTCGTAATCTTACCAACAGGTGCAACATTAGGTGAATAAATTTAAAAGTTGAATATTTATAATAAAGATAACATAAAATGGCAGTATTAGATCCTAACGAAATAATGTTCAGAGCTTTCGAACCGAAAGTCCAAAACAGATTTATCATGTATATTGATGCAATTCCATCATTCATGATAAAAAACGTCAAAGCACCTACGTTTACAGACAACGTAGTAAAGCTAGACCATATAAATTCATACAGAAAAATTAGAGGAAAGAGAGAATGGGCAGAGATGACTATGACTCTATACGATCCGATAACTCCAAGTGGAGCACAAGCCGTAATGGAATGGGCAAGACTAGGATACGAATCAGTAACTGGTAGAGCTGGATATTCAGATTTCTACAAAAAAGATTTAACTCTTAACGTATTAGGTCCTGTAGGGGACGTAATTGGAGAATGGATCATTAAAGGTGCATTCGTTACAAACGGAGACTTTGGTCAATTTGACTGGTCTTCTGATGCAGTAGTTGATTTAGGAATTACAATCAACATGGATTACTGTATATTGAATTACTAGGAATAAAATACTTTATTATATATTAAGAAGCCCCCTTGTGGGGCTTTTTTTTAGTTTATAGTTGTTTCTAAAAGTTTATATTCGTATATTTATATATAAACTAGTTCTAATTATTAATAATTTATGGAAAATCAAGTAAAAAAGGCAGAAAAGCCTAAATTTCAAATCCCTACCGAACAGGTAGACATTCCATCTAAAGGTAAGTTATACCCATCCGATCACCCTCTGGCCAGTGGTAAAGTCGAAATGAAGTATATGACTGCCAAAGAGGAAGATATCTTAACGAATCAAAACTACATTGAAAAAGGAGTAGTAATTGATAAGTTATTACAATCACTAATCGTATCAGATTTCAACTACAACGATTTACTTATTGGAGACAAAAATGCAATTATGGTTGCAGCACGTATATTATCTTACGGTAAAGATTACGATATTCAATATAACGGTAAAGATATTACAGTTGATTTAACTGAAATCAAAGATAAAGAGTTAGATTTCGATAGTCTTGAACAAGGACAGAGAGAGTTTACTTTTGGACTACCTAAAAGTGGTAATGAAGTAACTTTTAAACTTCTTACTCATGGAGATGATAAAAACATTGACAGAGAAGTAGAAGGACTAAAGAAAATCAACAGAGAAAGTAGCGCTACACTATCAACTAGAATGAAGTACATTATTACTTCAGTAAATGGAGATAGAGAGGTATCTACAATAAGACAGTTTGTTGACCAAGGGCTATTAGCTCAAGATGCAAGAGCATTGAGAGAAGAATACGCAAGAGTACAACCAGATGTTGAATTTAAAGTCTACCATGTGGATGAAGACGGTGTTGGGGAGGACATCGACGTCCCTGTGACGATCAACTTTTTTTGGCCTGACGCCTAACGCTGCTGCGGAAACGCGAAGCAGATTATTTCGGCAAATACACGACATAGTATTTCATGGTAAAGGTGGCTATGACTGGCATACTGTGTATAACATGCCGATATGGTTAAGAAGATTAACTTTCAACTATATTAACGAGTGGTATAAAGAGCAAAACGAAGAAAACGAAAGCGCTCAACAACAAACCACAGATAATAGACCAAAAGGACCGGATATTTCTCCATCCTATAGCACAACGGCTTCTAAATAATTAGGAGCCTTTGCTATTTATATTAAACTCATAGGTAAATGGCGGAAGAAAAAGATCCCCTACAAGGTAACGAAGGAGCTACACAAGCACGTATAGATCAATTAAAAATGATCAATAGGGAAGGAGCGCAAGCTAAAGCAGCTCTTGAAGGGTTAG